GCCTGATTTACACCTTGATTATCATAACAGACAATCTGTGATATTTGGATACACGAGTTTGCGTTAGTTGTACGGATATAACGAGCATTCGGTAAACTCGCTGAAGGAGTAATACTTACAGGAATCGCGGATAATGACGCAAAGCATTGACCTACACTATCGGCACGACCACCCTGCGCATCCGGGAGATTCGCATTCAATCCTGTATTTGTCGCACGTAGGAATGCTTTATTGAAGAAATCCTGTATATACGGAATGCCAATACGACCTGTACCCGCTCCAGTCCGTGATTGCTTTTGAAGTTGGCGTATAATGCTCGGATTTGCTACAGGATCATACCCAGCTCCAGGCAGACAGTAAATCTTATTTCCATTCGCATCTTTACTGAAATATGTATTCACCGGTCCAGTATAGGTCGGACCAATGTTCTGATTACCAGCACCTTGATTGTAGTAAAGGTAGTTAATACATTGCGGAGAGATGTTCGGTGTAAAGTTGACATCGAAATTTAAGTACGCGTCACACGGTGTGCTAATGTTCTTTCCATTACACTGAAGCGATGAATCGGAATCCGCATATTGATTTTGATTGAGTGTATCAAGTCTCTTAACAATATCATTCATGGCTAAACCGACTAGACTGGATGGATCTTTGTAAAGACTACCTCCAGTTGTACAACCACTATTGAGAATACGGTCCTGTAGACATTTTGTGGACCATGTACCCGCAGCTTGACCAGCAGGTCTATAGCACGGGTCTCCACCATAAATACTCGCTGATGCAGACTTTGTTTGTAATACACTGCCCTTACAATCAATGCTACTGAAAGGGAACTTTGATGTAAAGAGAAAAGGAAGACTTCCAGAGAGACTCATAGACGGTTTTGAGTAACCAGCCATTAAACTTACACAATTTACAGATCCGCTCGGTGTTGTGAGTGTAGGGTACCCTGTTCCACGGCGCGGCTTTCCAGATAGCATATCATCTGTTAAAAGGATTTTATCAAGGGAGAGTTGAAACACACCTCCATTTGCGAGTGGTGTCTCAAGAACACCATAGAGCTCTGCGGGCGTATCTTCATCGACTCCCTCTACGACAAAATTTAGAAACGAGTCCTCATTCAGTGTTGCTTTAAAAGAGACTGGAGTGGAGGAGAGGTTAATATTTGTATCTTTTTGATTAAATTTAACAACTTTTCCAGCAAGAGTTACATTAAGTGTGCCTGAACCAGCTACATAGAACTTGACAGGATTGAGTGGTAATTTACTCGCATCACCCGTGTAGGTATAGGAGCCATCTTCGATACAAATCGCGCAGCTTCCATCAAGATTCTTATTGTGCTTGCACTCAATACGTTTCATAAAGTCCTGAAACTCATTTTTTACAATTGCAAAGGAATATGAAGAGCCTACACCCGCTGTAGCTCCAGCGCAAGTACCTAGTGTGGGCTTTGTATTCGTATAGGTGTCATTTGAGGTAGTGAGCCGACTAATTGATGCGGATTTCACAGCGGGGTCAATATAGAGTCCCTTGGGACCAGTAAACGCTTGACCAGCATTTGTTGTTCCAGATGTTAAACAGACACCACAGTTGGTATTAAACTGAGAATCATTAAAAACATTTTCATCAATTGTCTTATTTTCACAATAAGACGCCTTTACAATAATTGAACTGCTGTCAGGAACATACATTGGAGTAGTATTCGTTCCAGGTGCCATATTCACTTGCCCAGGTACAGATGTATCTGTATTGGTAGGTGTAAGTGCTGAATTAATAGCATCTACATACGCAGTCTGTTGACTTACAGACATTGACGCAGTTGCGGGTGTAGTAATACGTGGATCTGATGCGAGTGTTAAAGGATTATACATTTGTTGCCCTTGAGCTGCTGTTGCGGGATATGTACCCACCTGTGGAACATCAAACCCTTCAGTGCGTTTTTTAAAGAAGCGCACAAGTGCTGTTGCGCCAACAGCACAGGCACCTAGTACAAGTAGACCCGGGTCCATCTCTACTCATTAGTTGAGATTATCGGGACGTAGACGGGTTGCCGCATCCATATCACGTGTAATTACACGGAAGACCACTTGTGTCTGGTGGCTCAGGTTAATCAAGCGACCTGACTGAATGATGTTTGAAGCAGGAATTGCGCCAGACAATAACGTTCCAGCAAATGTATCGCTCGCAATGCCACCAAACGGTGATATACTGGTATATCCCTTTGTAGGATCATTGTACCTAGCATCTACAATGATATAGTTAGCATAGCCTACTGAGTTTGTACCCGTGATAAAACTTGAAGTTCCTGTATTATAATATCCAATATTCACTACTAAAAGCCCATCAGACCCCGTAAGATAACTAATAAAATCTTGTGCAGCCGTTGAATTGCCTGTAAATGTAGATCTAAAGGCTAAATTCTTCAGTTGAATACGATCTCCCTGATTGAACATAAATGTATTGAACCAAGTATTTGTCTGAATCCATATAAATCTACTAAACCCTGCTGCAGTAGGTGAGCCACCACCACTGCTTGTTATCTTTTGACTATAGATTGTGCCTGTATTGGGAATCGGTGATACTGTAGGTTGTACCCAGGTTTGAGTAATACTATTCGACAGAACAAAACCTGAAATATCAAGCGTATCGAGCACAGGGCTTACAAGCGAACCATCGGGACGCTGTAGTTGAATGGAGAGTTTCTGAAGAGTGGCAAGCGGTGTAGGGTAATAGACTTTTTGGCACTTCATGAACTTTGGAATCATTCCGAGGAATCCACCACGCTGAACTACATTTGTATTGTCCGTAATCCAGTTCGCATCATATTGGATGAGACCAAAAGCACTATCAATGTTCTGATTTGTGCCAACACTATTCGTATCAAGCTCAGGAACACGTACCATTAAATACGGAAAAGAGAGTACATTCGTATTGACAATTGTTTGATTATAGGAAGCAGTTGTAGTAGCTCCTAGGTCAATCATTACATCAATACCCTCTACAGGTACAAGCGCCTTGACCAGTTCAATACGTACAATATTACGGAACTTCACTTGCGTCGATGTATTTGCGCGTACACCGTTATTTGTTGTCACATTTCCAGGATTAAAGAGGACACTAAAGTTGTAGCGATTTTCGCCCGTGTTCACCGTCCAGTCACGGTCAGCACTGTAGCAGAAGAGATTGTATTCATTCTCCTTGTAATTAATTGTGTCCTCCTCTTTTTGGAGGAAATCTTGAGGAAGGACGGGCTTCTCGGCACGTACTGTGGGAACCACAATTGTCGGATTCGCCTGGGCTAGTCCTTGAGGTTCATAGGGAGTACGACCTTGTGACTGCATACCAAAAAGAGCACGCATATCCGGAGGTACTGTCATCGCAGGTACTTCATTTTCCAAGATGCGTGCTCTCTGCGGCGCGGCGGCACCCGCTTCACGAGGACGAATCTGCTCCTGAACAGCAAGTGCGGTACGCATCGCTTCCGCCTCGCGTTGCTTCTTTGCTATTTCAAACAGTTGCGCAGCAGAGGATGTATCTTCTTCAAGAGGAATGCGGAAATCAGGAGGCGCAGGCGGTGCCGCTTTTGCTACATTGCGTGAATCCTGCATAAGGGCGAAACGAGTACCAACATCTTGGCGTAGAGGATCTGAACTTGTGACAATCTCGACCTCTGTCTTTTCACTCACCTCCTGTTCACGTGATCTATCCAGATAAGCAGTGTAGTCGGGAAGTACAGCCGCAAGTGTCTCCTTGTTGAGAAACTGTATGTTTTGTGTAGTGTTTACACGATAGACTTCACCCATATAGTGCTTTACAGTCTTTACAAGTCTCTGCTTCTGACGGTCATCAAGTGTTGTGCCACTGCGACGTTGAACGTGGTCGTACAGTAATCTGTCCAACATTTGCTCATTGGGTTCGCTGAAAAACTTTTCCCTCGTATCCTTTGACATCTAAATCGTTATACGATTTATCGTACGGCACCTTGAACGCTTTAGTCAAAAGGACATCATGTACTAAAAAGCCACGACCGTAGTGCTAACATTTCACCATCACGTGGAGCACGACGACAAAAATGACGAAAATCTTCTCCAGCCAGCATCTGAATGATAAAATACATACTGTACATACCACATTCAGAATCCTTGAGTTGAAACCGACGAGCATTATATGCCAATTTTATACCAGGATCTTGTAATGTGAGCCACTGCATAAATTTTGCAATCTGGTCTGGAACTTCCATGCCATATGAATCAAAATAATAGCATTGTTTCTTTTTCAAATCGACATAATTGCCAATCCAATGACTTCCTCCTTTGTTATGCGGGTCAAGGTTGTAAATAATACCAATACGAGTTTTTCCAGCTGCCTTGAGGGCTGGTATATCCATGCTACACATTTCACTTATGAGACACTTCGTCTTTGTTTTATTATACGGGTCGGGTGCAGCAAAATCAATTGGATACGGACCCATAAACTTAAAATCCGATACATCTTCTTCATATTGTTTCATAACCGATTCAATGTTTGTACTATCCAGCCATTTATCGGGGTCAGCACGCCATGATTCGGGTTGAACAGGGCGCAAATACATCTTCTGAAGACGACGCTTCTCAGTTTCTTCAATAGGTAATGCTTGAAGAAAGGAGTATTCTTGAATAGGTTTCACACCTACTTTCTCTTCTAATTGTCTTCGAAGAGCTAATGTATTCACACCTCCAACTTGAACTCTCAAAGTGTTTCGACTTCCAAAGACCTTCGCCGCTATTTTCTGTAATTCAGACGCAGGAAGGCATCCATAGACCGGACGTTTCTTTCCTACACTCGGTCGACATTGACAGGGTCCCGGTCGATAAAGATGGGAACCTGTTTTTTTGAGTCGACGGGTTTTTCGTACTCCGACCATCCTACTTGAGTATGCTAATTCAAATCATCGTAAATTACAGATGGGGTACTCAATGGTCCGCTTTTGGTCGTATATCTTTACA